ACCATTCCGCATGGGTCGATCACTTTACAATCGTGTCTCTGGCCTTCTAGGTAGTTTGGTAGATGTTGGAAGTATTGCTCAATGACAATACTTAGCCAAGTACGCCAACCTTTAGCAACAGCCTTAGCATCTGTTTCAGCTAATATCTTTGCCTATGTTCCGGAGAATATCCCTGCTCCAGCGGTAGTGATCGTCCCAGATTCACCTTATTTAGAATTCTTAACTATTGGCAGTAATGCCACATTCAAATCAAAGATTAATTTAACGATCACCTGCTGCGTTGCATACAACAGCAATCCAGCCAGTCTCGATAATCTCGAGCAATTAATAACAAGTGTAGTCAGCCTAATTCCAGCAGGATATGAGCTGACTGCGGTCGATAGACCAACCGTCACAACAGTAGGAGCAGGGCAACTGCTCGTAGCAGACATTCGTGTCGCTACTTTCTACACACAATCATAAGGAGAACAAATGCCAACAACAGTAATAACAGGGCGTGATATGACCTTGACTATCGACTCGAAGAATTACGATATGCAAGCTCTGAGCGTTAGCCTTGAAACAACTTTAGATCGTCAAGCATACGAGACCTTAGACGGTCGCGTATTTAAGACAGTCGATACCGATGCAACAATGACAATGGAACTTTTAGCCGACTGGGGCGCATCAACAGCTTCTCCAGTAAACTTCTCAATCTGCGAACTTCTTTGGTCAGCAGCATCAACATCACCAGATACAGCATTGGCTTATACATTCACAGCAGCAACAGGCGCAGTCTTTACAGGTAATCTTTACCCATCATTCCCAACAGCCAATGGTGCTGGCAAGGATGCTCAGACTGTATCCTTTACTTTGCAATGCACAGCAAAACCAACTTTAACAATTAGTTAATCATTAACAAACGGGAGCATAATGAAACTACCAATCACAATTACATATAACTCTGGTGAGCAACAGTCATTAGTGGCTCAGCCACCAGAGTGGGCTAAATGGGAAAAGCAAACTGGTCACTCAGCTACTCAATGGAATGAAGTGGGTGGAGTCTGGGACATCATGTTCTTGGCTTGGAACACTTTGAAGCGTGAGTCCGGTGGACAGCCAGTCAAACCTTTCGAGGCTTGGATGGATACCGTTGCAGACTTTGAAGTAGGTTCATCAAACCCAAAAGCCATCAGCCAGGAAGCATCAGCAGACTCCTAATCGAGGTGGCAATAGCCACAGGGATTCCGATGAAAGAATGGCAGAGTGCAGAGGATTTACTAACAGCGATTGAAGTAATTAAGGAGCGAAATGGCAACTGAGGCAATCAGTTATGATCGCGCCGAACTTCGATCAATCATCAAAGCGTTTAAGGCTATGGATGATAAGGCTGTAGAAGAAGCTAAGAAGCAATCATCTGCACTGGCAGAATATGCCGGAGCAAAGATTAAAGAAAAGGCTGCTACTCGCACAGTCTCACCTATTGCAGCTCAGAGAATTGCAGATGGCGTGAAGATTTCTAAGTCATCTAAAGTAGGCGAATTCTCCTATGGCTTCGCTTCTCAAAAGTTCTCAGGCGGTGGAGATACACGCGATCTCCTATACGGCATGGAATTTGGATCGAACAGATACAAGCAATTCCCAACTAGAACACCAGTTAAAGGCAAAGGTAGTGCTGGATACTTTATCTATCCAACCCTTCGCGAGATTCAGCCAGAACTGGTTAGACAGTGGGAAGAAGCGTTCGATCGCATCCTAAAGGAGTATAACTAATGGCTGGTAATAGAACACTCAAGTTATCCATCCTTGGCGATGTCGATGATCTAAAGAAGAAGCTAGGCCAAGGCGCAAATGATGTCGATGGCTTCGGAGACAAGCTAACAAAATTTGGCAAGGTTGCCGGACTAGCCTTTGCAGCAGCAGGAGCAGCAGCAGTGGCCTATGCTGGCAAGTTAGCAATCGATGGCGTTAAGTCTGCTATTGAAGATGAAGCGGCTCAAGCCAAGTTAGCACTTACCTTAAAGAATGTCGCTGGCGCAACAGATGAAGCCATTGAGCGAACTGAAATGTGGATCACAAACATGGGTATCGCCTTTGGCGTATCCGATGAAGAATTAAGACCATCGATCGAAAGACTGACTCGCGCCACTGGCTCATTAGAAGAAGCGCAAAAATTATCCACACTGGCTTTAGATATTTCAGCTGGTTCTGGTAAATCCTTAGAGGCAGTCTCTAATGCCCTAGGCAAGGCCTATGAAGGCAACACGATGTCTCTGGGCAAACTTGGTATCGGATTAGAGAAAGTCGAATTGAAGTCGATGACTCTGGATGAGATCACTGCACATCTAGCTGATACCTTTGGAGGCCAAGCTGCTGCTAAGGCAGATACATTCTCTGGCAAGATGGAAAGACTTAAACTAGGACTATCAGAAGCTCAAGAAACAATCGGCTCTCTGATCCTTACCGGACTGACTCCGTTAATCGAAAACATCACCACCACAGTTCTCCCAGTTCTAAGAGAATTCATTAATGGCTTCTCAGGTAACGATGGATTGAAACTGGCGTTCATCGATATAGTCAATAACATTAAGGCATTCGTAATACCTGTATTCTCAGGATTAAGACAAGCGTTTACTGCAGTTAAGAATGCAGTCGAAGAAAATAAAGAGAGCTTCCAAGCGTTACTAGAGTTTGCAAAGATTCTAACTCCATTCTTTGCTGGAGCGTTGAAGTTAGCGATTATTGCTATTGGCAAGGCTCTTTCGACAGTGGTAAACATCGTTGCAGATGTTATCGATGGATTCAGACTATTGATTTCAGTAGGTAGCAAGGTCGGTAACTTCCTAGGCAACCTAAACCCATTTGGCGGTGGCAAGGCAGCTGGTGGCCCAGTATCGATGGGTAAGACTTATCTCGTAGGCGAAAAGGGCCCAGAACTATTCTCACCATCAAGTAATGGCAGTATCGTGCCTAATCACAAATTAAGCGGTGGTACAGGTTCTGGTACGACTATTAACATCTCAGTCTCCGGTGCAATCGATCCAGCATCTACAGCTCGACAGATCGCTAACCTTCTAAAGAATGAAGCCAGCACATCTGGCTCATTTATTAATCTAGGACAGAGTGTCTTTGCATAATGACATGGGAACCTAATTGCTCAGTAACCATCGATGGGGTTGATTTCTCAGCCAAGACTGTCAATGGCGTAAGTGTCTCCTATGGGCGATCCTCATACTGGGAACAGGCCAGATCAGCGATTGCATCTGTTCAGATACTTAATTGGGATAATACCGATTATGGCTTTGAAATAAATGACTCAGTAGTAATCAAAGTCGATAATGCTTCTGCTGTGGCTCGGACTGTATTTACAGGCAAGCTGACAAATATCTCAACCAGCATGGCAGCAGTCGGATCAGTTAATGAAGTCTCAGTAATTACAATTTCAGCAGTCGGCCCATTTGCTCAAATGTCTCGTAAGATCATCGGTGGCTCTGGATACCATCGCGAGATGGATTCAACTCGCATGACTAATATCCTAACTGACTCTGGAGTCACGATCGATACAGTCGATTCACCGGGCATCTATGAATTCGCAGCAGCTGCAAACCAATCGGTCGATTCTTATCAGTGGGCTACCAAATACGCTTCAATGGCTAACGGTTATATCTATGAGACCACAGATGGCAAAGTCGGATTTGCCAATGAGTCTCGCAGAACAGCAGCAGTAACAGCCACTGGATACATGGCAATCCCAGAAAACTACATACTCTGGCGTTCAGTATCCTCATCTAAAGGCTTACAGGACATCTTAAACTCAATATCTCTGACTTGGCATAGTGGCAGTAAGACATCTTCTGATGCTACTTCTATCAGCCTTTACGGGCTTCTAGGGGCATCTATTCAAACTGAACTGCATCATGGTGCTGATGCTCAGGAACTAGCTGACAAATATGTCGCGCTCCGTAGAGTGCCTAGATTAAACATGAGTTCATTCACTGTTCAACTAGATTCGCCTAATGTCTCATCTAGCGATCTGGATAAATTCTTACAGATGTATATGGGACAGGCAGTCTCAATCTCAGGTTTACCTATACCGTTAGTCCCAACCAATTACTATGGATTCGTAGAGGGTTGGAATTTACAAGTCTCAAGGACTCAGGCAGTGATCTCATTGACCACCAGCGAGTCAAGTTATTCAATCCAGCCTACACGCTGGCAAGATGTCTCAGCTGCTCTTGCTTGGAATGGCGTAGGGGCTACGGTACAATGGGCTACATACGACTAGGAGCATGAATGGCAACTACAACACATTTCAGCTGGGTAACTCCAGATGATACAGCACTGGTCAAAAACGGAGCATCCGCGATCCGTACCCTTGGCTCATCTGCTGACTCAACCGTTCAAGACCAAGTCATCGCGGCATTGATGGGAGCCTACTAATGGCAAATACAGCTAAAGCACTCTTTCGTGGAGCAGCCACTACAACAGTGACAACCACGCTTTACACAGTACCAGCGAGCACGACAGCAATCATTACAAGCATCGCTATTACTAATACCGGATCATCGGCTTATACCTTTACCTTAAGTTTGGATGATGTTGCGCTACATACAACAACATCGATCTCGCCAAATACCACTGTTTACATTGATTCAAAGCAAGTTCTAGCAACCGCTAAGACAATTAAAGGTGGAGCATCTAACACAGCTGTAAACTTCCACATATCAGGGATGGAGATTGCTTAATGGCTATTTCATCTTATCCACCAGTTCAAGCTAGTCGAAGAGTCTTAGTAACTCTTAGCAGTGGTACTTCATGGACTGTTCCAACTGGCGTAACTTTCATAAACGCAACTTTAATTGGTGGCGGCGGTGCTGGTGGTGGAGGTTTCGGTTCCGCTGCAACTTATCAGCAAGGAGAAATTGGTAATGGTGGGCAAATAGTTTCAACAACATTAGCAACGACTCCAGGAGCATCAATCGCTTATGCTATTGGAGCAGGTGGAACTGGTGTTGTAGGTAGAGATAATAGTTATTCAAACATTGGTGGCTCAGGGGGTAATACGACTTTTACTGGTGCTACAACTGCATCGGGTGGACTAGGTGGTCAAGGTTATTATCCTCCCAGTTCTCCCGCAGGAACTGATGGTTTAGTTTCAAATAACGGTGGTAATGGCGGAAGTTACAGCACCGGCAAATACAGTTCTAACGGTGGCTCAGGCCAAATCATCATAGAATACTGGGTGTAATCGTGTGGGCAATAATTGAAGATAACAAGGTAGTAAACATCGTAGTCGATGTTGATGCTAAGGACTTGAAGAAGAATCCTAACAAATACATCAATTACGAAAATGGCTGGGATTACACTAATGGCATTGATGGCGGTTTATTCTTTCCAGTTTCACAGGTAATCGATGAAGCCACGCCTGAGTAAATCCGCTATCCAGCTGAGAGAACAGATCGATGATGCGTTCCCAGATAGAGATAGAAC